CAACTAGTGAAAATCCACCTGAACATAAGTCCCATAATCTAATTGAGCTTGATAATGGTCAATTTTGCTTGTATCCGAACAACAGAACACGAATTTATGACAATAGTTTAACACCTGAAACACCAAAAGTACCTGATTTCAAGGTTTCAACGGTATTTTATCAGGTTGAGAACGGTCATGATCGTGATGGACTCGGAAATGACGAAAATTATTTCTGGAAAACCAGTAAGGAGAGAAAAAATGACAGCGAGTAATGATTTTTTAGACAATTTAGCTAATCACCAGCATCAAAAAATGCTTCGAGAGATAGCAAATGACAAATTAACACCAAAAAAGAGCGATTCTAAGTCTGAAACTGAACTTTATGAGCGTTCTGAGGGCGATGGACTTGATTATGAGGATCAATATACTACTTTGACTGAATTTTAGTTATAAATCCTTAATAAATAAAATATAATTGCTGTAATATTGTGCCTGTAGAGAGAATTAGCAAAGGTTTTAAGGATTTAAGCATGTCATTTAAGGCAAATCCCCTAAATGACGATTTAATTCCGTTAAAAAATGAAGCTGCTATTGCTCGTTCACTCAGAAACATAGTTTTTACGTCACCAGGAGAGAAATTTTTCAATCCTGACTTTGGTTCAAACGTATCTAAGGTATTATTTGAGAATCTTGATGAAATTTCTTCTATTCAAATAAAAGATGAGATTGAAACATCAGTTCGTAACTTTGAACCAAGGGTAAAATTGATTGAAGTTGATGTAAAACCCAATTTTGAGAATAATGAATTCGATGTAAGGATAAATTATAAAATAGTTGGAGTAGATGTTCCTCCACAGCAGTTAGAATTCGTATTGTTACCGACACGATAGATGGCCCTATTAAATTTTGCTAATCTGGACTTTGATCAGATTAAAGAAACACTAACACAGTACATAAAATCAAATTCCAACTTCACGGACTATGATTTTGAGGGATCCAACCTGTCAACAATAATTGATGTACTAGCATATAACACATATATCACTTCATACAATGCCAATATGGTATCGAATGAAGTTTTCATCGATAGTGCGACTCTGAGAGAAAATGTAGTCGCTCTTGCAAGAAATATTGGATATTTACCAAGATCTAGAAAGGCATCAAGAACAAATATAAGTTTTTTCGTAGATCTAACAACTCTTGGTGTATCCCCTTCATCATTAACACTAAAAAGTGGCCCTGTGGTAAGTTCTGGGAACCAATTTGGTGACGAATCCTTTGTTTTTGGTATAACTGAAGATAAAACAGTATCAGTAAAGGATGGATTTGCTGAATTTTTTGATTGTCCAGTGTTTGAAGGTATAAATGTTACACAAAGCTTTGAAGTTGATCTCTTAAACCTAGATCAAAAATTTATTTTAACAAATTCGGGTATTGATATTGATACTTTGGTTGTAAACGTTGCTTCAAACCGTGGAAGTAGTGTCTCTGTAACTTATTCACGTCAGGATGATCTATTTAATCCTACAACAGGAAAAACTGTTACTGGAACTTCAAATATTTACTTTATTCAAGAAGTGGCTGATGAAAGATATGAATTAATTTTTGGTGATGGTGTTTTTGGAAGAAAATTAAATCAAGGTGATGTAATTACCGTAAATTATATCACTACAAATGCAGAAACTGCTAATGGAATATCAAATTTTAATTTTAGTGGTCAATTAGCATATACTATGGATGGAACCACTTCCACCGTCACTAGTGGTATATCCCTAGTGACCACAGATGCCCCCTCTACGGGTGGTGAACCCATCGAAAGCGTTGATTCCATAAGAAAGTTCGCACCACAAGTTTATTCGACTCAGAACCGAGCCTTAACAGCAAATGATTATGAAATATTGATACCAAATAAAATTTTTCCTGAAACAGAATCAATTTCAGTATTTGGTGGTGAAGAATTAGTTCCACCTCAGTTTGGAAAAGTTTTTATAAGCATAAAACCAAGAACTGGTGATTTTGTATCAAATGCAATTAAACAAAATATAAAAAGAGACTTAAAAAAATATGCAGTTGCTGGAATAGTTCCTGAAATACTAGATCTTAAGTATTTGTTTATTGAAACTGAAAGTAAAGTATATTATAACACAAATTTAGCTCCAAATGCTTCTTTTGTATCGACAGTGGTACAAAATAATATCAATAAGTACGCTCAATCATCTGAGTTAAATAGATATGGTGCTAGATTTAAATATAGTAAATTTTTGAAAATTATTGATCAAGGTCATCAATCTATAACTTCAAATATCACAACTATTGAGATTAGAAGAGATTTGAGACTTGCACTTAACAGTTTTGCAGAATATGCAATTGATTTTGGTAATGAATTTCATATAAAATCAATGTTAGGCTATAACATTAAAACTAGTGCTTTTAAAGTTGCCGATATCAATGAAAATGTCTTTTTATTCGATGTTCCATTCAGTGACAAGAAAACAGGAAATTTAAACCTATTTTCTCTACCTAGCGATAATGGATCAACTCCAATAATAAGAAGAAGAAACATTGGAACCGTTGACTATAAAAAGGGGAGAATAACTTTGAACCCAATCAACATAACTTCTGGAAAAGAGAAGAAAGGTCAACAAATTTTGGAAATATCAGCATGTCCTGAGTCAAATGATGTTATTGGATTACAGGATCTTTATTTACAACTAGATAGAAGTAGTGTTGAAATGATTGTTGATGAAATTAGCTCTGGTTTAGATCCATCAGGGTCAAATTATACAGTTTCCCCTAGTTACAATCCTGAACGAATCGTAAGAAATTAGAGATGCCAGAATCTAAAAAAGTTCCATTTAGTAAGGTTGTAAAAAGCCAATTACCCGACTATGTAAAGGAGGAGTTTCCTTTAGTTGGTGAATTTTTGTCCCAATATTATTTTGGTCAAGAAGTTCAGGGTGGGGTTTTAGATTTAATAGAAAATATTGATCAATATATTAAAATATCAGAATTAGGTGAAGCTAATTTATTTAAAAAAGGAAGATATGCAAAAGAGTCAGTTCTCGCAACAGATATATCAGATACTGACACCACAATACAAACTTCAAGAAATTTAGCTAATAACGAATTTGGAACAACTGGATTTCCAGACACTTTTGGATTATTAAAGATTGGAAATGAAATTATAACATATGAATCAAAAAATTCTTCAAATTTCTTTAATTGTAAAAGAGGTTTTAGTGGTGTTTCTTCATATGAAAATAATGATGATCCAGAAAACTTAGTATTCTCTAGAACTGTAGCAGAGCCACATAAACAAGGAGATAAAGTACAAAACTTAAGTATTTTATTCTTAGAAGAGTTTTTAAAGAAAATTAAAAAACAATTAGCACCAGGTTTAGATGGTAAAGAATTTACACCAGAATTGAGTGAACAATTTCTTAAACAAACTAAAGATTTATATGGAACAAGAGGAACTGATGAATCTTTTAATATTTTGTTTAAAGCTTTATATAATGAAAATGTTACTATTATAAAACCAAAAGAGTTTTTAATATCACCATCAAATGCTAACTGGAGAAGAACTAGAGATTTAATAGTAGAACCATTATTTGGAGAACCAGAGGATTTACTCAATAAAACATTATTCCAAGATGAATATGAAAACATTTCTGAAGCATACGCCCCTGTTTCAAATGTAGAAAAAATAAATGTTGGAATTTTAACTAACAGTTATTTTAAAATTAGTATTGATGGTTCATTTACTCAGAATTTTGAAGGTTCTGAAGAATTATTACGTGGAACATTTACACCACACGCAAAAACAAAAGTAATTGGAAATGTTGAAGGGCCTGTTGGTAGAGTTAGTATTGGTGGAACTGTCATAGATGTTGATTCAACTGTTGGATTCCCAACAGCAGGATCATTTGAAGTTTCATATTCAAATGGTGTTGTTGGTGTTTGTAGTTATCGTAGTAAAACTTTAACTCAATTTCTAGAAGTTGCATATGTTAAAAATCCATTAATCTATGATCCAAGACCAACCAGAGGTGTTGAATTTCCTATTGATAATGGAGCTGTTTTAGAACAAAACACATTTGCATATTCCACAGGAATTGGTAGCACTGGTGGGACTAGAGTTAGAATTAGATCAGTTTTAAATGAATTAGAAATTCCCAATACATCAAGACAAACTGTTGGAGCGAAAGCAAAAATTAAATCCCTTGGTAAAATGGGGACTAATTTTAAACAAAATAATTGGTTCTTTAATACTGCTCAATCATATGATATTGAATCAGTAATTCTAGTTGATAATGTAAATAAAACCTATAAAATCAATTCTAAAGATGATACTCTCTTTAGAACTGGTGATTTTGTATTTGTAACTGATGTTAATAATGTAAGATTACCTGGTAAATTTGTAGTTACTGATGTATTCAATAATAGAACTTTTCTCATTAGAGGTGAGGGAATTAGCGATCTAAGTATACTTAAAAAAGTAACCAGACAAATATCTAAAG